AAGGCCCGCGCCGAGCAGCAAGTCATCGGATGGTTCGGCCAGGTGCCGGACTTCATCTTGACCTTCGACGCCTGCTACTGGGCGGAATGCTCCGATGCCGAGGCCATGGCTTTGGTCGAGCACGAGATCTATCACGCCGGCCAGGAGATCGATGAGTTCGGCGCGCCGAAGTTCAAGAAGACCGGCGAGCCCGCCTTCGGCATCCGCGGCCACGACATCGAGGAGTTCGTCGGTGTCGTCCGTCGTTACGGCGCCGGCGCCGCCCATGTCGAGGCCATGGTCGCCGCGGCGAAGGCCGGACCCGAGATCAGCGCGGCGCGCATCGCGCGGGCCTGCGGGACCTGCGCATTGAGAGCGGCATGACATGGCCAACACGGGCAAACTGAGCAACGAGCAGAAGGTCTTCGTCGTGCAAGCGCTGGCATCGTTCGATAGCGCACACGAAGTCGCGAAGATGGTGAAGGAAGCCTTCAACATCCCGATCGCGCCGCAATCGATCGAGTTCTACGATCCGACGAAGAAGGCCGGCGAGAACGTGGCTGAGCGCTGGCGGAAACTGTTCTGGGCCACCCGCGAGGCCTTCCTCAAGGAGGAGGCCGCGATCGGCATCAGTCACCGCGTCGTCCGGATGCGGAAGCTGCAGCGCCAGGTCGATCTCAACGAGACGCGGGGCAACAGCGCCATGGTCGCCCAGCTGCTGGAGCAGGCCGCCAAGGAAATGGGCAACGCCTACTCGAACAAGCACCGGCTCGAGCACACCGGCAAGGACGGCGGTCCCATCAACACCGTCGATCTCACGAAGCTGACGGGCGAGGAGCTTGACCAGCTTGAGCGCATCTCTCTCTCGCTTGCCCGATCCGGCGACGCTTCTGGCGCTGATCAAGGTGGAGAAAAACCGCCGGCAGATTGACGACGACCGCGAGGGCTGCAGGAAGTTCGAGACATTCATCGCGCGGGCCTGGCCGGTGCTGGAGCCGGCAACCCGGTATCTGCCGAACTGGCACATCGGCGCCATCGGGGCGCATCTCGAGGCCGCGCACCGCGGCGAGATCACCAGGCTGATGATCAATCAGCCCCCGGGGTCCATGAAAAGCACCACGGTGGGCGTCGCGTTCCCCGCGTATGAGTGGGGCCCGATGCGCAAGCCGGGCCTGCGCTACTTCACAACGAGCTACGAGGCAGGCTGGGCACGGCGCGACAGCCGCAAGCATCGTGATCTCGTGCTGAGCGAGTGGTTCCAGGAACGCTGGCCGCACGTCAAGCTGACCACATTCGGGGAAGAGGAATTCGAGAACACGGCCAAGGGTGGCCGCAAGGCTGTGCCGATCGCGCGCCTCACCGCTGGCCGTGGCAACCGGCTCCTGATCGATGATCCGCATTCGACTGAGCAGGCTGAATCACTGGCCGACAAAGAGCGGGCCACCCGCATCTTCAAGGAGTCGGCGCAGAGCCGCCTCAATGATCCCGAACGCGATCTCATGGTGCTCATGATGCACCGGCTGGCCCCAGATGATCTCTGTGGTGTGGCCGATGAGATTGAAGAGAAGGGCGGCGCGAAGTGGGTCCGCCTGGTTCTGCCGATGGAATACAACCGCTCGCTCACGGTCAAGACGCCGTGGTTCGAGGACCCCCGCCAGGACGAAGGCGAGCTGCTGTTCCCGGAACGATGGGGCCGCGAGAAGGTCGAAGAGCTCAAGATCACCTCGGACTTCGCCTGGGACACCCAATATCAGCAGCAACCCAAGGCCCGAGCGGGCTCCTACTACTTCGGTGCCGAAAGCTTTCTCGAGGCCAAGGAAGTCGGCACGCCGGAGGTGCCGCGGACCGAGCACCGGCCCTACGAGATGCCGACGATCTGCGATGCGGTGTTCGCGGTGGCCGATACCGCGAGCAAGACCGAGCGCAAGCACGACGGCACCGGTGTCGTCTACTACGCCTACCAGCGATACCCGACGCCGCTGCTCTGGGTGTTGGAATGGGACTACAAGAAAATCCCGGCCGATATGTTGACGGCATGGATGCCGGGCATCCTGAAGCGTGGTGAAGAACTGGCGCGCCTGGTGCGAGCCCGCGCCGGCTGGACGTACTGCTTCGTCGAGGACAAGGACAGCGGTGTCGCTCTGATCCAGCATGCCCAGCGGAGAAGCTGGCGCGTCAAGGCCATCCCCTCCGAGATCACCGCCATGGGCAAGGATGGCCGCGCGCTGAGCGTCTCCGGCTACATCAGCCAGAAATTGTTGCGAGTGACGCAGCCTGCCTTCGACCATGTCTGCCAGTTCAACGGCAGGACGCGAAACCACTTCTTCTATCAGATGACCCACTTCCGGATAAAAATGAGCACGCCGGAAGATGAAGACGAAATGTTTGACTGTGGATGCTACGGGCCGGCGCTGGCGTTCGGCGACAAGCAGGGATTCTGACCCAAGGCCGGAAGCGCTAACAGACCGAGCCCGTAGCATACGCGAGCAATGGAGGCTCTGATGGCGGTTACAGCGGAAGAGCCTTGGCTGTTGGCTCAGTTAACGATCGACAAGAAGCGCGTCATTGATTGCAACAGCCACGACTTTCCCGGCATGACTCGAGACGAGTGCATCTGTGCTGGGTTTTTGCTGATGAAGGCGCTGCTCAAGAACATGAACGTCGACGTCAAGGATTGCGGCCCGCACATCTTAGAGCAGGTCGAGGTGATGATAGAAGTCAGTGATTGCTCTGCTGTCTTCCGCCGCGCTGAGAGATTGAACTAGCAGAGGTAGCCAGGGCGACAGGGGAGACCCGGTCGTCACGTCGCTGGGAGGGCCAGCCATCCAGGTCAAATTCGGACCTGGCTGCAAGACCCTCCCGGCTGCACAAAATCGATGCGCGGTAGATCAGTGGTAGATCGTCTGGCTCATAACCAGAAGGCCGCGGGTTCGACTCCCGCCTGCGCTACCAACCTTCAGGAGGACGAGCATGAGCTGGAGCGTCGGCGCCACCGGCAAAGCCGGGGAGATCAGGGCCAAACTGCGCGATGACCATGCCGCAGCGATCAGCGACAAGACGCCGGCGCAGGAGGCGCATGTCGTGCAATATGCGGCGCGCGCCGTCGAGGCCGCCGTCGTCATCCTGCCCGAGGACATGACGGTCAAGGTCGAGAGTTCAGGTTCGTGCAGCGTGGTCGACGGCAAGGTCGAGAGCTGCAGCTTGAGCATCAAGGTCGAGCCGGTCAGGAACTAGGGCAACAGCCTTGGCGACGATCGCCCTCAACGCCTCTTCACTCAGCCCGGAGCTGATGCTCCTGCTGGGTGAAAACGAGGGCATCAGGCCCGGCAGCCAGCCGAGCTACCAACTCTGCAAATCGATCTATCTGGCCCATCCGTGGGGCAGCAAGATCGTCGACAAGCCGATCCAGATGGCCCAGAGCCAGCCGCGTGAGATCGCAATCCCGGCGGCGCCGGAGATGGTGAAGGCGGCCTACCTCCGCGAGTGGAATCGGACAGCCTACGGAAAATCGATCCGCAACCTAGCGCGCACCGCCCGCATCTACGGCATCGGCAGCCTGGGTACCATGATCGTCGGTGAGGATCCCGCGAAGCCGCTGGACCTCATGTCGTTGTGGAAGAAGGAGATCAGCTTCAACACCTTCGACCCGCTGAACACGGCGGGCTCCCTGGTGCTCAATCAGGATCCGCTGGCGATCGACTTCCAGCATCCCGTTGCGATCCGCGTCGGCGGCAAGGCGTTCCATCGCACTCGGTCATGCATCATGATGAACGAGGCCCCGATCTACATCGACTACCAGGCCTCAACGTTCGGCTTCACCGGCCGCAGTGTCTACCAGCGCGCGCTGTACCCGCTGAAAACGTTCATCCAGACCATGCGGACCGACGATCTCATCGCGGTCAAGGCTGGCGTGATCGTTGCCAAGCAGGAGCAGCCCGGTTCGATCATCGACGGGGCGATGCAGTGGCTCTACGCCCAGAAGCGCAACCTGCTCGGTGAAGCCAAGACCTCGGACGTGCTCGGCATCGGTCTCAACGAGGCCATCGAGACCCTGAACTTCCAGAACCTGCAGGGCCCTTACGAACTGGCCCGCAAGAACTGCATGGAGAACGTCGCCTCAGCAGTGCCGATGCCGGCCAAACTGCTGAACGACGAGACCTTTGCCGACGGTTTCGGTGAGGGTTCGGAGGACGCCAAGGCGATCGCGCGCTTCATCGACGGTCTCCGCGAGGACCTCGACCCGGCCTACAAGTACATGGAGACGATCTGCTTCCACCGGGCGGTCAACCCGGAGCTCTACAAGCTGGTGCAGAAATTCCACCCGGAGGAGTACGGCTCGAGGCCGTTCGAGGAAGTCTTCTACGAGTGGCGCAACAGCTTTCATGCCACCTGGCCAAACTACCTCAGCGAGCCGCCGAGCGAGTTGGTCAAGGTCGATGATGTGAAGCTTCGGGCGCTGATTGCGTTCCTGGAAGTCCTCATGGGTCAGCTCAGCCCGATGAACAAGGCCAAGCTGATCGAATTCGTGCAGGACAACATCAACGAAATGAAGTTGCTGTTCAACGGCCGTGATCTCGACCTCGATCTGGAGGACATCGTCAGCTACGTGGCACCGCAGGGCGCCGGCGACGAGTTCAAGCCCGAGCCGGAGACGCTGTCCCGTTCGGACAGCATGGAAGAGTTCAAGGCGGCTGTGCTACGGTATGTCGAGAGCCGGCCCCGGCCGGTGGAGCACAGAAAGAGCGCGTGATGATGGTTTTGCGCGAGCGGATAGTCTTCAGCCCCGATTATCGCTGGGACCGACGTGAAGCTCGCCAGAGATTCTATGCCGGTCACCATCAACGACGCGAAATCTGGTCCGATGTCTGGCAATGGTTGAGCGTGCGGGCTCGATCTGGCTTGGAAAGCTGGACGTGAGCACCGCCGAAGACATCACCGCCGACGTGCACGAGAGCCTGAAGCAGGCCCGGAGCGCCCAAGTGGCGTACTGCGAGGCGCTGACGGAATTCGAGGTCGCGTGCATGGCGAACGACGACATCTTGATCGAGACCTGCCGGGCCAAGGTGCTGGCCTGTGCCGAATCGTTCCTCGAGCATCACGCCGCGGCTTACCGCCGGATGCGGGACGCGGCGAAGGGCTAGGAGAAGAAGCACATGGCCGAAATCTTCAGCGTGCCGGGCTCGGACCCCGACACGCCGCTTCGCTACGACCCCGACAAGATCATGAACCCGCCGTATGGGGTAGTCCTTCAGGTCGGTGATCTGCCGCGCGCACCGCGCGTCGAGGCCCTGTCCGGGGCGCGCCAGGCGCAAGCATTGATGCTCGCACAGTTCCCACTGGACCCGCTGCGGCTCAGCGCTCGGAAGCCGTCACGGTCGACCAAGCTGAATGCGGCGCAGCGCCGGGCAGCGAAGATCGCGGCGGGCAAGCTGAAGGTGACCGCGGACGGGCGGTTGTCGGGATGAGCGACACCCTGAACTTTCGGCGGATCAATTTGGCGGTCTGCGGGGCGCTCGGCATCGATCCTGCGAAGACGCAGCGGGTGGAGCTTGCGTTCGGCTCTCGCGAATCGTCGATCAAGGTCACCAGTTGGGTGACCAACGAGAAGGCTGAAGCCTTGGGCGCAGTCCTCAAGGAATTCCGGCTGGCCCCGAAGGAAGACGCGCCGCCGGGCGATGGCTGACCCCACCTTCGCCGAGGTGCTGAAGTCCGCCATGGACGACGTCGAGCGCCGAGGCTTCCTGAGCATCGAGCAGGTCAAGGAGTGGGAGCGACGGCTGGCCGAGGCGTTGCGGCGTTCGTTCACGCCGGACGCCGTCATGAAGACCATGGTGGATCGCGCGCTGGTACGGCTCTACGAGCAGATGGTCGACCAGGCCAAGATCCTGAAGTTCCATCCCGGCGTGCCGCGCTTCACGCTGGAGCGCATCAAGCCCCATCTCCGGCCCGAGCTCGACAAGCGCATCGCGTTGAGCCTCAACCTGATCCGGCTAAACAAGGAGTCGGTCGTTTCGAAGATGCAGCAGCGGTTCTCCGGCTGGGCGAGCAGCGTGCCGGCCGGTGGCAGCGATCACAGCAAGGCGCGGGAAGCCAAGGACACGCTGAAGAAGGGGCTGTCTGGGCTGCGTTTCGAGGAAAGGCGAGTTTTGATTGATCAGGGGGCGAAGTTAGTCTCTTCGATAAACGCAACGCTGGCCCAGCAAGGCAACGCAATTGCTGCAGTGTGGCGGAGCCACGCGCATCAGCAAAATTATGATTTCAGGGTGCAGCACGCAGCCTACGAGGTCGAGAGTCTGCGCAGGCCGTTCCTGGTGCGAGATTCATGGATCATTAAGGACGGCTTAGTAAAGACGACGGGCGCTCGCTACACCGACGACGTCGAGCAGCCGGCCGAATTGCCCTTCTGCCGCTGTGCATGGTCCTGGAAATACAACTTGAGACAACTCCCTCGCGACATGCTCACGAAGCAGGGCGAGGAATTCCTGGAGAACGCAGCGCGGAAACGCGCCGCCCTCGCCTAGGAGACTTCACAACATGGCAACTCTTCCGTTCCAGCCTTCGGCTGCGAGCAACTTCGGCCGCGCGGCGGTTGTCACCTTGGACACCGCGTTCACGTCTCGCGCGCTCTATGTCGGCGTGTCCGGCGATATCACCGGCATCCCTGCCGGGCAGGACAACGCCGTGCTCTTCAAGGCGGTGCCCGTCGGCATCTTCAACGTGGCGATGACCCAGGTGAACACTTCGGGGACCACCGCGACCAACATGCTGGCGCTGTCCTGACGCGATGATCGTGCAGTTTCGCAGCCGCAAGCATGAGCGGTTGTGGTTCCGACCGACCGAGGAAGAGATCGACGGGCTGACCTGCCCATGCGGTGGGGAATGCCTGCGATCGGTGCTTGCCCATCAGGGCGTCCTCGACAAGCTGCGCGATCTCAAGGCCGTGAAGGCGAAGGGGAGTTGTTGAATGCCACTCCTCAAAGGCAAGTCGAACATCGGCCGCAACATCGCTGAGCTTGTTCGATCGGGCCACCAGCAGAAGCAGGCCGAGGCCATCGCCGAGCGCGTCGCCCGCGGCGACTACAGTGAAGTGGAGAACCTGATGGCCGCTGACACCCGCGACGACGGCAAGGAAGGTCCCGCGCTGGAGACCGCCGTCGCCGAGATGGATGCTCTCGTCGGCGCCGTGCGAGAGGTCGCGCAGAAGGTCGACGCCATGGAGCAGCGAAAGGACGCCGCGCAGTGACGATCCGCGCGGCCGGCATCCTTGTCCTGTCGAAGCAGGGCAAGGCGCTGTTCCTTCAGCGTGGCGCCGGGAGCGATTTTCCCGGGGCATGGTGTTTTCCCGGTGGCCGCCGCGACAGTGAGGAGACCGCCGAGCAAACCGCGATCCGCGAGGCCGAGGAGGAGACCGGCCGCGCGTTCAAGCCGGGCCAGCTGAAGCTTTGGACTCGCTCGCTGCGGCCGCAGGCTCCGTCACCGGAGGTCACGCCGCCACAGGGCGAGATGGTGGACTTCACCACCTTCCTGGTGCGGGACGAGGAAGAGTTCGAACCCGACATCGAGAAGTCCGGCGAGCACACCGGCTATGCATGGGCCGACATCAACAATCCGCCGCAGCCGCTCCATCCCGGCTGTGCGGTAGCACTGCGTCGCTTCACGATGGACGACGAGCTCCAGGTCGCCGAGGCAATCCGTGACGGCGAGCTGGTCAGTCCGCAGGAATACGGCAACATCCATCTCTTCGCGCTGCGCATCAGCGGTGTGGGGACAGCCTTCCGCGGCGCCAAGCGCGACGCCGACGGCAAGATCGTGCAACCGCCCGAGGTCGTGTTCCGGAAGCCGGACTACTACACCAGTCCCGAATTCCTGACGCGGGCACAGGGCCTCCCGGTCATCGTCATGCATCCGGACGAGGCCATTCTCGACAGCAAGCAATTCGCCGAACGTGTCATCGGCGCGCTGATGATCACGTATCTCCGGCCCGATGATGACGGCCGGCTCGAACCTTGGGGAATCGCCCGTGTCTACGACGCGGCAGGAGCAGCAGCCCTCAAGGAGATGAACCTGTCCACCAGTCCGGGCGTCCTGCTCGGCAAGGACGTGCAGCTGCTCACCCTTGAAGGCGGAACGAGGGTGATCGTGGAGGGCAAGCCCGATTTGCTCGACCACCTGGCCGTGTGCCCTCACGGCGTCTGGGACAAG